AATCCATAGAGGAAGAGGTTGCTAGGGTATCAGGCGGATTAAAGCAGTTGGCTAAACGCCTAGCCTGCCCCGTCCTGAGCGCATCACAACTAAACGAGGAAGGAAAGACCAGAGAGAGCCGCGCCATCGAACAAGATGCTGACGTGCTACTCGGCATCTTTGAGGAAGGCATCAAAGTAGGAAAACTACGCAACGGAGAACGAGGCACAATTTTACCGCTCTACCTAAACGGAGAAATGCAGAAATTCACATCATTTAAACCGAATTAATCAAAAACACAGATCACCAATAACAAATAGATAATAATAATATGAGCAATAACAACGAAAACATGAAAGTAACAGGCACAGTCGAAAAGGTTTTACCACTTGAATCATTCCCAAGCGGTTTCTCCAAACAAGTTCTAGTCATTAACACTGGCGGAAAATACCCACAGACTATCCCAGTTGAATTTATCAAGGATAAGATTGAATCACTAGCAGGATTAACCAACGGGCAAGAGGTAACGGCATACGTGGACCTGAGAGGCAATGAATATAACGGCAAGTATTATGCGGGAATCCAAGGTTGGAAACTAGATAAAGGTGAATCCAATGAACCAATCCGGAAAATGCACGGTTCTGAGTCTCACGTAGCACCAGCAAATGACGATGGATTTGATGAAATCCCATTTTAATCCAAACACTAAACTATTACCAATATGATATACCAATCAGAAGCACACATGCGAGCCGATCACCCTTGGCTAGCTAATCACTTGGCGACCATTGCACAACTCAAGGACGGCATTTACACCGCTCAAACGGCAGGCAAGACATACCAATGGAAGGCGAAATAATGCACATTAAATACGTTCTAAACAAGGCGCAATATGACGAACTATTCGCCAATAACATGGATCTAAATAAAGTGAAATCCATCCTACAGGAATCGAAACATTACGATCACAAATTATCTATTCCGATGATGGTTCTTAATCTGATAGAGCGCGAAAGAAACTTAACCCAAAAACTCAAGGAGCTACCAGTATGAGCGCAGGTCAACACGGATCAACAGTAGGCGGCAAACAGATGGGCGCACCTATCACGGATAAGCATGAACGTTACATAACAAACCTATGCCGATCAGTCAATATAGCCTGTGATGAATGGCAGATGCGGAATAACGGATATAAGCACAAAGGATTGAGGGATACTATCAATACCAGCGTCCTGAAAGCACAAGGAGAAAGGAAAAGTAGTGATCAGCCATAAAGGAGATTGGAGCCGAGTAAACGACCATAAATCATATCAAGACAACTATGAAACCATTTTCAGACGAAAAGAGGATAAAGGACAAGAAGCGGTATTGCTTTGTGCCGAGACGAGTCAGGCCAACGGAGAAGCAGATAATGATTTACAAGCCAATAGGACTGACGGAGCGGAATTACGACAGGATTAAGCAATATGCTAAGTTACATAAGCTATCGTTCGGTGGAGCTGTCAATAAACTGATGGACTCAGCCGAGATAGCTGACATTGCTCCCATAGTCACCGCACCAGAGCTTAAACCGCTACATGCGTATGAATCGTTCTCACTAGACCCTAAACCCAAGCGCAAGAGTTCAATCAACGACCAGCCATGGTAACTCATCTTTACATCTATCCATGATCTTCCTAATCCGATAAGCATGGGCTGGTTCTTTAATTAACTCCCGAAAACGAGAGATAGCATTAGCAACTGCCGAATTGCTTACATAACCCACTAAGCGGCAGGTAGAGTTATAGGTATCACCTCGCGCCCATATAGCAGCCACAATACGTCTAGGTGTAGTTATCTCACGTAGTTCTATCTTTGAAAGGATCAAGGATGGCTCAACACCATACACTTCTCCTACGATTGAAACTAGCCTGTCAAAATGCGGGTTCTTCTGTGTAGCTTTCATAGGTCTTAATTAACGCAACTAATTTGCAATAGCAAGTAAAAGTCATTTGCAAGTTTATCACCATATCACGATGCCATGATACAAAAGCGCGAGCAACTTTCTTTCCTTATAGTATAAGTGCTTACTAATTTTAGGCTTTACAGAACTTAACATAAGTTAATAAAATAGAAGAGAAGAAGACAGCCAATGATGATGCTTAATATCCCAATGCGATACTAAACAGATCAATGCTTAACCATCCAATCGGTTACGACAGACCTAGCAATTAACGCTGTAATTAAGCGAGGCTGAGCCAAATTAAGTAATACCCTCTTGAAATAGGTTACGGTTAAAAGCGAAAAATCACAACGTGTGAGATATGGTCAAAAGTTATCCATGCCAGTCTCAATAAGAGCTGCCTTGAACAGTAGTATTTAGCCAGTGATTGCATATTGATAATGTCAAATTGCCCAATGCTATATACTATATACGATTGCTGCAATAGTCCGACTTGGCATTTTACATGTTGTAACAAGTTGTGATTTACATTGTAAACTTTATGGCATGTTTAAGTGGGGGGAGGGGGTTCGACAAGTTGCGCGGCGCAAACCTTAACCCGTCATCCACCCAAACAAAAATTAATCAAACGGGGCTTGTATTTAGAGCAGCATGGATTAGTAGGAAAGTATGAAAGACATTTTAAATCGTATTCTCATGGGTTTCGTTTTCATCATTGCATTGCCGGTAGTCTTATTAATGGGAGCTGTCGGGGCGTTGAATGGACTGCGTAAAACTTTGTTCTGCAAAGATAGCTAGCTCGATCATTTTCTATTGCCATATCATTAAGATTAGTTAATCTATACCTATCCAGTTTGGTAGCTGGGTTTCGTATTATAGTGTCGTTCAATATAACCTCGCTTTGGAGTAATCTGAGGCGGTGTTATATGTTATAGTTAAACACTGTTGACAATCATTATTAATTTAGTAATGATTCGGAAACTTATGAGTAATACAGCATTTCACTTACAGGGCGGCAACGGTGGCCATGTATTAAATTCAGGAGAGGGCGCACAGACGGGCAAGAACTATCGGTGGATACAGATTGTTACTGATACCGTTTTCAGCACTATCACGGGTAGTAACCTGACGAATACGGCTGACTTGGCGGGGATCACTCATTTAGCAGGAACTGGTATCGGCGGTAACTTTACTGCTGTGACTGTAACTAGCGGGACATGTATCGCCTACGATCAATAAACCAGTGCCATCATATCGTTCATATGGGGGATTAGATGACCAACCATTGATAGATGGTGACGTTGGATTCGTGGGGATGAATCAGCGTGAGCGGCCTAGCCAGTTAAAGCCTGGTGAGGTGGTGCTAAGTAAAAACGGCAGGATAGATGGATTTTGGCAACCTCGTAAGGGCATGGATTTGAAGAGTGGGCAGCTATCGAATAGTGCTAACCCTCTGACATTGCCGTTTATCGTTTTAAATGCACCTATTACCATTAGCACGGGGTCTAGAACGTCGAACGTAGTAACGATTAATTTAGCTGCGCCGCATGGTATATCTAGTGGCGATCTGCCTGCGTATATCACTCTCGGCACTCCTAGCGTAGCTACTGCGCCTATCACAGGTATTCTTGCCGGAGCATACCTAATGAGCTACGTGGATGCTGATAGCCTTAGTTTTGCTAATGTCGGCGCAGATAACCCTACGCTAACCATTAACGCGACATACGGTATTATCGCATCCGTATTGGATGACACCTCGGTGAGTGCTATCTATGGCTCATGCCTATTTAGCGACCCATCGTCTAATTCAGATGAGAGCATTATCGTAGCGACCAATAACGAGGCTAAGAAAGTCAACCTATCTGACTATACGGTATCAAGTGTCCCCTACCCCGCTGGTTCAGTGGTATCTGCTGACGTGGATTTGCTACAGGCTTTTGACCGCATTTATCTTTTTAGAGATGGTCAGAGAACATGGGAGTATATCCCCAAGGGTAGAGCTATCCAAGGTGGCACATATACGAGTGCATCTGGCATCGTAGCTATCACGCTGCGTAATCACGGATTGAGCGTAGGCGATGAGATAACAGTATCGTCATTAGGATTTAGTGCTACTCCAGTAACAGCAGACCCGAACGGAGCGCGCACAGTTACTACTATCATTGATGCTGATACATTCCAATACGTTATCGCCACAGGATCAGGTGACGAGACTTACACGGCGAATACTGGATTAATGGTAGCTGATGGATTTACATTAGTATCAGCAGGCGCATATACCCAGCCTCAGTCATTCGATGTTAACGGCAATGCTTATGGGGTAACGAGTGGAGTGGTTCGTATTACAGTGGCGGGCAACACAACTATTTTCGCCGGAGATCAGGTTAGGATTACTGACACCGATGTGCCTGAGCTTTTAACCATTATCGGCAATCTATACACAGTCACACTAGCCACTAGCACGGATATTTATTTTATCGCGCCTGTTGGAGATGTGACATACGCATCTGGTAGCGTATCGAAATACATTGAACTATCAGGGCGTTTTAGTAGCGGCTTAGGATTTATCCATATGCCAGCTCCTGAATGGGCGGTTTACTTTCAACGCCGCTTATGGTGTCCGTATTACTACACTCCAGCGGGAACGCAGGTGTCACCGACCTATACGGATAAGAATATCAGGGATGAGATATGCGTTAGTGATATTTTAGATACTAATACGTTCGATTCCATTACATCACAGTTTAGAGTTACTGCAGGCGTAGCTGATTATTTGGTAGCGTTACACCCTTTCTATGATGACGGGATGATTGTTTTTAACAGAAACAGTCTCCACATGATTACAGGCACTCAGGGAACTCTCGCTGATACGGTTTTACGTGAAATGACGAGGGAAGTTGGTTGTGTAGCCCGTAAATCCATCGTCAGTAAGGGCAACCTAGTGATATTTTTGAGCGATGATGGCGTTTATGCCTTGGAGTTCTTGGATGAATACAACCTACGTGGCACAGAAGAGCCGCTAAGTAAGGCTATCCAGCCCTATATTGACAGGATCAACAAAGGATTAGCAGATGGGGCTGTAGGAGTTTACTTTAATAACCGATATTTCCTCGCCGTGCCGTTGGATTCTAGTGTCGGGGCTAATGATGCACTCGGTAACAACGCCATGCTGGTGTATAACATGAAAAACAAGGGATGGGAGAGTATTGATACCTTTGGTAGCTCTGATTTCTATATTACTAACCTGCTACGTGGACAATCTGAGGAAAGAAACGAGCTATACATCGTGAATAACAACGGTGGGGTGCACTTAGCTGAGACAAACTTCACTCCACAGGATACATATTCGACTACGCCTGCGGGAGCATCTAGCCAAGCCGGTATCGACTATGAATTACAAACTAGGGGCTATACTTTTAATGATTACGGGCGCAAAAAGTATAACAAGGCAACTATACAAATGCAATCAGGTGATATTAACGCTTCTGATGTAGATTTTTATTTTTCTACAGAAGATCCCGATACATCTGATGGTTTTGTAACTGATATAGCAACATTACTAGATGTAACTATAGGATTACCTGGGCAACTAGATGCGAGTGAAAATGCCGACTTTAGTTTTAGACTTGGAAGCCCTCGCGGAGTGTATGGTGTATTGACAATCAAGCGTAAAATTGTAGGATTATCTGCGATAGGCCGCCCAAAAGTAACATCTATTGCTATAGAAGCAACTAACGCTAGCAGGCAAACTATTACACAATACTAATATATGGCTATTCTCGTAAAAGGGCAAACATTTGCCGATGCTAATTCTGTAACTAGCACTAAGTTAAATAACTTAGTTGATGCCGCTGCTTTCGTAGCTGGTTCTAGTGGCACAACTGATGATACATCACTTGAAGTTAATGGTAGTGGGCGATTACAGATTAAGGACCTCGGAGTATCATCTGCTAAGATTTCAGCTAGTGCTATCACTACTACTAAGCTGCCTAACTCCACACTAGCGACTGATGGTGTTACCTATGCTAAATTACAGCGGGTAGCTAATATGCGGGTTATCGGTAATACAAGTGGGGCATTAGCTGTTGCATCCGAAGTGCCTATCTTGGATGAAGATACCATGGTTAGCGATAGTGCAACGTCACTCGCTACGCAACAAAGTATCAAAGCGTATGTGGATTCACTCAGACTAAAATATAGTGGTGCTACAGTTTTCACGGGTTCAATGCCTACCACGTTTGCTGATTTAGATTTATCAGCTACACTAGGAGCAGGTAGATACTTTGTAGATATTAGCGTCGCTCCAGACGCAAGTGCAGCAGTTCGCTTTAGGCCAAATGGAGAAACTAAGGATCTATACACAGATATTAGCGATAACGACATTGGCGCATCTGGTTTTATTGGCGGTGGCACTACGGATATTGCTTATGTCCGAGTAATGACTGATACGAGCGGCATTGTCGAATGGAGAAGCACGGCGGCTGGTGCTGGCGGCACAGTTGTTAAGTTACTATCTTATCAAAAAATGGCATAATGAAACTTAACACTGGCAAAATCAACAATTCCTGCGAATGATGGAGGCTAATCCATTAAATCATGCAATTAGAACCTACGCAGAAAACGGAATCGACTTCGCGGAAATACTTAAATGGCATCTTGCTTTTGGCTTTGTTGTTTCTCTGCCAGATTGCTTTATGTTCGGGTTTTTCTGCGATAAAGAACTACCTATCCAGCCTAAAGGACAAGCCGAGTCCGATTGTGCTTTCATCACAATGTGCGTCGGGTCAATGCGACAAGCAGGGATGCAAATCGTGGAACTTGCACCTTGGATTGCATACCAAAGAGAATTCAAAGGAGACAGCAGAATCAGAGTCAAAGAGTTTAGAAAATTTTACCAAAGAATAAAATTGGAAGCGCACTAAAAGGGCCGAAAGCACAAGCCGTTCCGGCGGCGGATATTGAAGGAGATATTAAGAAATACGTATCGGGGTATCAAAACTCCCTGCCGAGCGTATTGGATGCTGAGAGGCGATATAGACCTGAGTTCTTAGGCTTAAACCTTGGGGACGTTAATAACTTTTTAGGCGGCACAGGTGGACAGCAAGGGCTATATGGTTTGAGCCGTATAGCAGGACAAGAAGCAGGGGCTAATATCGCTGATGCAAGAGCTAGTGAACTAGCATCCATGACGGGGCAGGCAGGAGCATTTAGAGGCTTTGCTCAGCAACTCTCTCCAGAGTCACAGGCACAGGTTGACGCATCTGCACAGGAAGCAGCCAGAGCCACACAAGCAGCGCGTAATCTCACTCCAGAAGAGCAACGCATGAGCGATCAATCCTCGCGTGAGGCGATGGCATCCCGTGGTATGCTCAATAGCAATAGTGCTATCGCCAGTGAGGTCATGGGACGTTCTGGCGTAATGTCTCAGAAACGCCAAGAAGCAGCAGGAGCTAGGTCAAACGCTTTCGGCATGGCACAGGACTTTTACTCTGCGCCAGGACTACAAGCACTCGGTAATGCTCCCCTCTCCTATCAGGCTGGGCAACAGCAGTTGCAGATGGGCTTAGGCGCGATTGGTAGCGCAACTCCACAGATGATTAATCCTGATGCTGGGGCTAACCTCGGTATGCAGCAACGCTCCATGCAGACACAGGCTAATATAGCTAATCAGTCAGCTAAAGCATCTCATTCAGCAGGTATCTTCAGTGCGCTAGGATCAATCGGCGGGGCAGCCATTGGCGCGGGTATGTTTTCTGACAAACGCCTTAAAACCGACATTAAGAAAGTCGGTAAAACCGACAAAGGCTTACCTGTTTATACCTACAAATATAAAGGCAGCGATACTGCCCAAATGGGAGTCATGGCGCAGGACGTTGAAAAGAAAACGCCCTCAGCAGTTAAGACGGTAGGCGGATTTAAAGCACTAGATTACAGCAAAGTAAAATAATATGGCATACGGCAACGGACAGAGACTAGGCGAAACGATTGACCCGCGACTCATGCAGGTTGATTTCGGGGCTATTGAACGAGCTGGTGCGACCCGGGGCAATATGTTCGCTCAGATGGGGCAGGATATTGGCGGCACGATCAAAAAATACGGCGACGACGAAAAGACCATTAAGAAAGCACAGCAGATGGCTAAGTCTATCTCTGATGCTATTCCCGAGCTTGCTGAAATGGGCAATAATGCCCTAGCTGAACTTAACAATCCTGAGTTATCGCAACGTGACCGCTTGGCTATTGCTGAGGGTATTCAAGACTCGCTTAAACTAGGTATTCTCGGCTTAGACCGCAAGGATAATGCCGCCATGATGAACTGGGAGAAAGAGAAATTTAATCAAAGCATGGGACTAGAGCGCGATGAACTAAGTATGAGGCGCATACAACTTGCGGCAAGCATGATGCCAGATGGTAAACTAAAGGAAACTGATGTTCCTGTTGAGGGAGGCACTCAGAGGGTTCTTATTGATGAGCGCGGTAATTATTACGACATTCAAACCAAGCAACCATTAAGCGGCGGTGGTATTTCTAATGCACTACCACAAAACCAAGGTGTACAATTCCCTGATGGCGTTCCTATGGGTGATATTGCTCCGATTGATGGTAGCTATCCTGATTATGGGACATTTGAACAATCCACACAGGGAGTTGATGTAGACGGGGGTCTAGGTGTATTACCACCTAGAGGGCAATCCAATGTTGTAGCACAAGGAATAGCTGATGCGTCACAGCCTAGGTTTGGGTTCAAGCCTGATAATACGGCTAAACAAAAACCAGAGCTAGTGACCCTAGCAGACGGCACAAAAGCATACGGCAGTTTTGATGGCAACGGCATGTTCCAGCCAGCGAGAATGCAAGACGGCAAGCCCATGACCTTTACTGAGGGTCAAACGCTAACCGCTAAAGAGGCGATTGACGTAAAAGCCAAGCAAGACGAAGCGGCGAAGGTTGTAGTGGGCGCGATTGATAAATCCGAGAATTTCATAACGCTCCTAGATAAATTAGAAGCTCATCCCGGATTCCAAAACCTATTTGGAACTAACGTAGGATTGCCTACTTGGGTTCCTGGCTCTGATTCCGCTGATGCTAAAGTTCTATTTAAACAAATTGATGCTAAGGGATTCTTGGAAGCAATTAAGGAGATGAAGGGCATGGGAGCATTAAGTAACGCAGAGGGCGAAAAAGCATCTGCCGCTTTCTTAGGGCTAGATCCAAGCATGTCAGAAAATGCCGCCAAACAATCAATCAAAGATGCTAAAGCCACCATAAGACTCGGTATCGAAAGAGCTAAATCAGGCAATCTACTTCAAACTGAATCCAATAACCCAAGGGCTTTTAACGCCAGCCGCCTAAAATCACTTACCCCTAATCCACTCCAACAGTAATGCCTCAACCAACAGAATACGACACGCTAAAGCAAACCGTATTGAGGGATCACTTATCGGAATTAGGACAAATCCAGAAACCTCAAGAAAGCAGCGGCCAATTTACTATTGATCGTGGTTATTTAGACGCAGAGGGCAAATCTACCCAGCTAGGTGATGAGTTCTTAACTCTATTGGATGCTGGGTTGATGGATGATAAAGGCGAAGTAACTGCTGACGGCAAGGTTTATTCCATGTCGAAAAAAGAGGCGGTATATGGATCATTTGAAGACTTCAAAAAGCGCGAAAAACTTGGGCTTAATCAATTAGATGATGATGCGATTGAGAAGCCAAGCGCATTAGAGGCATTAGGTGGAACGATTAAGGATTTCTTTACCAAATCCATTCCAAAGACATACAGCTTACTCAATCCAAGTTTACCATCGTCAACAGCAATTCTCGGCTACAACGCCGCGCTTAATCCAGAGCGGCAAATCAATGATTTAATGTCAGTCGTAAAGGGTTCTCTTTTATCATTAGAGCCACTAGGAACTGGAGCGTATTATAAGACGGCAGATATTATGATGCCGATACTAGATGCATCAGATAGCGAGAAAGAAGATGCCTCTTTAATGCTCAAGCAGGAATATCAAAAGAAAAGATATGACTATGATGGCATCAAAGGCATGGATTTGCTAACCGCTGTTTCTGGAGGATCGACCGTGCCGATGGAAATGAGAGATCGGGTAGTAAGTCAATTTGGAGAAGAGGAAGTAGCGGCCAACGAAAGAGATTTAGAGTTGGGTGGATCAATGGCGTTAGATCCAACAATGATAGCGTCATTTGGAATCACCTCGGCGGTAAAAGGAGCGGGAGCAGCAATGACTCGCGCTACTTTGAACGCTGAGAAGATGGCATTGAAAGCAACCGTATTGCAGACAGAGCAAGCGGGAATTAAAGCACAACGCCTAGCACTAGAGGCAGCTTTAGAACGCGCTGAAAAAGTAGGTTCAAACGTAGCACAAAGATCAGAAGCATTAAAGTCAATCGGCAAGGTTGACGATGCTATCCGATATGACGCAACCAAGATGCGTATTGGCGACAAGATGAGCGAAGTTAAGGCGCAGATTGATGAGTTAGCATCCACTGAATCCCGCATCACTCAAGACCTAGCTGGATTATCTCAAAAGCAAGGCGTTGCAGAAGCGATGGTTTCACTTAGCAATAAGGCAAAGCAATTTAATGAACTACCTGCAAAAGCAGTTGGAGAAGTCACAGAGAGGCTGGGAGCGGGGCTAATGAAAACTGACGCATGGTTGGATGATTTAGCCACGAGAACGGGCGTAGATGGATTTTATAGCGCATTAAAGGGCATCCCAGGTATCTCGGCTGGTGTTTTGCTCGGCCCATCGGCAGCAGCAACAGCAGTATCAGCCAGAGCATTGGCATCCGGCCCACTACTTGAAAGCGTAGGCAGATTCACAAAGCTTCTAG